CCACTGGCAACGAGATCCCTGACGGTGTTATGAACAACGTGTTCGAGGACATCAGCGACCTGGACCGCGCCATGGGCCGGTTTAATTTGCGGAAGCTCTTTCTGGCGGTGCGTACCCTGAGCACCGATCTTTTCGGCGGGGCTAAAACCGTGGTGACAGCCCTCCCGGAAGATCCGGCCATCGGCTATACCCTGTTCACCACCAACGACCCGTTCGATACCCGGGCAGACGCGGCGAACCGCGTGGAAGCCTATCTGTTCAAAGGCCCCATGTGGCACGGCGCTCTGTACGAAAACCACATCACCGGCATGCGCCAGATCCGGATCATCCAGCGCGACGAGAGCACCACCCTGCCGCCGCGCGGGAAAACCCTCTGCCTCGTGCAGAACGAAGGCCAGCCGGACGAAAAAGAGCAGTACGTGCGCGTGACCGAAGTCAGCGCCGAGATGCAGACCTTCACCGATGCCCAGGGCAACGATTTCCAGCGCCTGATCGTGTCCCTGGATCTTTCGGATGCCCTGCGCTACGACTTCACCGGCCACCAGGTTAACAAACAGGACAGCTATAACTACGACACCGGCGCGCGCCTGCGGGATACCACCGTCGCCGATGCAACCCACTACTTCGGGGCACAACGGCTGACCGCTGCCGCCAATATCGGCGACCTGAAACTGAAAGCCGCCTCCATGTTTACCCAGCTGGTACCCGCCGCCCAGAGCGAAGAACCGCTGGCAAACCAGACCCTTAACCCGGAACTGGTGCAGACCATCGACGCCGGGGAGCGCGAGGTGGAAGTGGCGCAACAGGCCCACACCTTGGCCCGTACCGTAACCGCCGAGAACCGGCGCCTGAACTGGATCGAAACCCTGGCCCCGGTACCGGCCCCCAACGCTCTGACCATCAGCTACATGGCCCAGGGCAACTGGTACACCCTGAGCGATGACGGCAACGGCACCATCGCCGGTTCTGACCCCGGATTCGGTACCGGAACCGTGGATTACGTAACCGGCAACGTGACCCTGACCACCGGCGCCCTGCCGGACGTAGGCAGTCAGATCCTCTACACCTATGGCTCCCGGGTACACTACGAGGTTCGCAGCGGCACCCAGGCCCTGAACGCCGACGAGGCCCGCGTTCCCTTTACGCTATCCCAGAGCCCCGTTATTCCGACCTCCGTCGCCATAAGCTGGACAACAGGGGGAGAGGCCAAAAGCGCCACCGTGGACGCCGCAGGGGCAATCAGCGGCGACGCTACCGGCCAGATGAACGAGTTTGACGGCACCGGCGAGCTGATCCTGACGGCCCTGCCGGATCGGGGCAGCGACCTGACCATCAGTTACAACTGGTACGAGGCTCAAAATGCCGGCGAGGCCGTGAAGGCGGACGAAACCGTGTCCGCAAGCAGCCCCGTCACCCTGAGCGCCGCCGCGAAACCGGACACCCTAAGGCTGGAGCTTTGGCTGGTATCACCCGCCGGACAGAGCCGGCAACATAAGATCACCGCCGTGGATCAGGGCGGAAACCTGGTTGTGCCAAAACAGCGTGCGTCGACAAGCTGGGGCAGCAATGGCAGTGACAGCGTTGTAACTGAACAGATCATCGGCACCGTCAGCGGCGACACCGTGACCATCACCGAATCGGCGGTTGACGTTGAGTTCTATAAACGGAGCTACGGAATGGCGATCTGGTACGAGCGCAGGGACACCAAAAGCCTGAGCATCGATACCAGCAAGGACGCCACCGCCCGCTATGTAGTGGACGGAGTAACCACAAACTCCGTAGCAGCCACCGACACCGCGCCCATCGCCAGCGTGACCCTGGAACTGACCCCGGGGAACATCGACGGCATCGTGCCGGATTCGGTGCGTTTTACCCTTGGAGGGAAAACCTACGACGACCGCAGCGGCAACCTGCTGACCGATATCGACCCCCAGACCGGCAGCGGCCTGGACGCCGGCAGCATCGACTACGGCGCCGGCACCGCCATCGTCACTTTCTGGGAGGACGGCCAGCCCGTCGGCCTGAACGTGACCAGCCTGCTGACCGTGTACGGGGAATGGACAGCCACCGAGGGCTTTTTCCGAACCCCCAGCGCGCCGCTGAAACCGGAAAGCCTGCAGATCGTCGGCACCACCGAGGACGGCGAGCAGATCATCGCCACCGCCAACCAGGACGGGGCATTCACCCACGAATGGCTACAAGGCGCGGTCAACTACACCTTTGGTACCGCCGCCTTGACCTTCGGCAAGCTGGTGGCCGACAGCAGCCTGACCCCCGAGGAAAAAACCGAGTGGTGGTATGACCCCGCCAAGGTGGATGGCGACGGGAACATCTACAAGCCCCGGCCGATGATCACCAGCACCCTGCGCTATAACGCCGTCGCCTTCAGCTATATCCCGCTGAACGCAGACATCGTGGGCATCGATGCCGTGCGCCTGCCCTCCGACGGCCGAGTACCGATCTACCGCCCCGGCGATGTGGTCATGGTCATGCACCCGCAGGAAACCGCGCCCCAGACCGTGACCAACGGCGGCACCATCGCCACCCGCCCGCGCGTGGGCTGGATACGGGTGATTGACGCCAACGGCAACCAAGTGACCGACGGCTACACCCTGGACCGCGCCACCGGCACCGTGACCTTTGACGACACCACCGGCATCACCATGCCCATCACGGTAAAACACACGGTCGGCGACCTGCGCCTGGTGACTGACGTCCAGATCACCGGCGATATCACCCTGAGCCGGCCCCTGACCCACGACTACCCGGCCAACGAGTCCATCGTTGCCAGCTGCCTGATCCACGGCGACCGGCGCGCCCGGGTTTCCGCAACCTGGGATCAACAAACGTGGACCGGCACTTGGCAAGACAGCATCGAGGGCGACGAGGCGACCGCGACCCTGAACACCATCGCGCACCCGATCACCGTCACCAACGAGGGGGCGGAAACCGAGCGCTGGCTGCTGAGATGGAAGAACAGCACCGAGGTGGAGCTGATCGGCCAGCGGGTGGGCTTGGTCTATACCGGCCCCTTCACCGAGGACATAGCGCCTATCAACCCGCGCACCCGAAACGAGGACGGCAGCGGCGGTGTGCCCTACCTGACCATCCCGGTCGCCGCCAACGGGGGCGGGTGGAGTGCCGGCAATATTGTGCGTATTAACACCGTCGGCGCCTTGGCAGACTTCTGGATGGCCCGGGCAATCCAGCAGAGCGACGAGCCCCTGGACGACGGCGCAGACGGCTGCGAAATCCAAGCCCTCGGCAACATAGACAGACCGTAAAGGAGAGACAAATGGCAGTTCCGCAAAACAGCACAGTTCGATGGTTTACCAGCGACATGGCCGGAGCCCCGATACTGGATGAAACCCCGGGTGCAATTATCGCAATCCTTGACGCCTGTTTGATTAACGGCTTCGGAACCGCTACGCCAGACGGGAACAAGATCACCATCAGTGGTGGCGTAGCAACCGTGGAGTTCAGCGGAGGCAACACCTTTGAAAAATACGCCGTAATTGAGATCGAAGGAGCCACACCTTCCGAGCTAAATGACGTTTGGCGAATCACCGCGACGACGGCCACGACCTTTAGTTTTTACTGCCCCGGCATCCCTGATGGTAATGCCACGGGAAGCATAACAGTGAAGAGAGCTACCCCCGGTTATTGGGAAAAGGCTTTCGGCGACAACCTGAAAGCAGCCTACCGATCAACTCACCCGGACAGCTATGGTTGCTTCATTCGGGTAGACGATAGCGCGCCGTACAATGACACTTTCCGCGTCCCTGTTCGCTGTTACCAAGGCATGACTGATATTGATACAGGAACTAATGAGTTCCCTACCTTTGCTGACCAACCAACCGATAACAGCTCAGCAAACCACCAGTGGACTCGAATAGGCTCACCCTCATACGCGCCGGCGAACTGGGCACTTATTGCTGACGAGCGATTTTTCTACTTTATGCCCAGTTATTATTACAACCGGGGAGCAGCACTTTATGAGTTTGGAGACATCGTTGGGGCGGCCCCCTTGGATATATTTGCCTGCCTCACGTCGGCAGATATCAGGCAATCAACTTACCCCGGTCAAAACTGCAAAGCGTTCGAAACAAGAGATAATTTCACTGCTGGATACTACTTTGCCGCGTCGAAAGATGGGCTAACGAGAGGGCCTGGAGCGTCGAAGGCCGGTATATACGGCCAGAATAACCTCGGGAACACTGACCAGTACGGATCGACTGATACTTACCCTGCTTCAGTGAGCGGCGGTTATCTGTTTTTTCCGGTCATTATAACGCAAGCCAAATCTATGCGAGGAAGAGCCCCAGGGCTTTTGCAAACCATCACTAAGCTAACGAGCGAATCCAGGGTGCCAGTTAACGGCGTTGCAAAGCTGATCGATAAAGCCCATGTCGATGATAACGCTTTGCTCATGGTTCAGCTCAATTTTGGCACAACCAGCGTCAACGACTCAGCTGTGGGAGTGTTTGACATAGAGGGGCCGTGGCGATGAGCAGGCTCACACTAGGCGGCGTTTTTGGTCGTCGAGGAGGTCTCGGCGCCGGTAGGTTAAAAGGACTGGTCGCGGACGCTACCGGTGCCCCAGCGGGACGATGGGTACACATTTATACTCAGGCTTCCAGTTCTTTCCTTGGGGAAGGGCCAAGAACCCACATTGACAGAGTTAAAGCCGACGAGCTGACGGGGGAGTGGGCATTGGACTATCTGGATACGGGGCGACTCTATACCGTGATAGCCCACGACCCGAGCCAAAAATACGATCCCGTAATGAAAACCAACTTGCGCCCCGAGCCGATGGAGTAACGCATGGCCCTGACCCTATCCCCCGCCCATGAAGCGGCCCGACAACAAGCGGCCCGTCTGCCAGCCCTGCAGGAAAGCCACGCCCGGCTGATCGCCAGCCCGGGGGAAGCCGTCATTCAGCTATTCGAGGGCACTCCGGACACCGGCACCCTGATCGCCGAGCTACCAATGGCGCCGGAGGCTTTGACGTTGGACACCGAACAGATCCAGATCAGAACCACCGCCGCCCTTGAAGGCCAGGTGACAACCGCCGGAATCGTAGACAGCGCCCGGATACTGGACGGCACCGGTGCCCATTGGGCCGACGCCACCGTGACCGACGAAGCCGGCTCCGGCGACATCAAGCTGCAGGACACCAATCTGCAGGCCGGCGCCTTTGCCCGGATCACCAGCGCCGTATTTCAGGGGTAAACCGTGATCAAGCTCCGGCTCTGGAAGCGACGGCAGGACACCCCGGGGCCGGTTGACCTTCGGTTTACCCCAGACCCCGGCATCATCCTGGAGCTGCTGCGCCCGAGGGAACCAACCCCCGGGCCGGTCACGCTCCAGTTTGGCCGCTATGAGCCGCCAGAGTATCCGACCACCAGCGGCACCCTGAGCGCCAGTCTGCCCGTTCCAGCCTTGCCGGACATAACCCTGGCCGCAGAAGGCGAAAGCGCCGTACCGCCGGTCATGGGCACCCTGAGCGCGATCCTGCCGGCACCGGCGCTGACGGACATAACCCTGCAGGCCATCGATCAGACCCTGCGGGGGGATTTGCTGGCCACCCTGCCAGAATCCAGCCCGCAGATCGCCATGGCCGCCGAGGGCAGCCAGAATCTGGACCTGCCCGACGCGGACGGGGTAGCCGCCGGACTGCCCGCGCGCAACTTCCAGACCAGCCAGACCCGGCTGGCCACCCAGCAGCAAGAGATGGCGCGCACCCAGACCCGCGCGGCCCCGATCCAGACCGAGGCCCTGCCCGTCACCAAAGGCCAGAGCATCCGGCAACAGCAGTCTGAAAAGCTGGAAGCCAGCCGCCGAATCGTGGCCCAGCACGGCCAGAAAATCGAAGGCCGCGCCACCACCATCGGACACGCAGACGCGGTACGCATCCGGCAGGCGTTCACCAGCGAACACCAGCGCGGCATCCGCCTAAGCAAAGGCGTGGGCCAGCGATACGCGGAAACCATCAAGCTGAGGGCCACGCGGGCGCTGACGGAGCAGCAGAGCCTCCCGGTCGCCGGCACCCTCACCGTGCGCAGCAATCAGGGCGCCAAGCTGGCGCTGCAGGTAAGCATTCGCCAAGCCCAGGCCATCGACCCGCCCCCCGGGCTGGCCACCTGGCCGCCGCCGGTTGACCCAGGCACCCCGGACGACAACCAGATCACCCTGCGGTTCTGCCGGGAACAGGACGGCACCACAACCCTGATCTTCGGATGCCCGGACAAGGAGCCGCCGGAACCAGGCGAAACCATCACCATTCCCATCAGGGAGATATACACCGTGATCAACACCCTGACCCTGACCGAGCTGGACGGCACCCCGGTGCCGGCGGAGGGCTTCAGCGCCAGCATCGACGCCGACTCCTGGACCTGGAGCTGGTCAACCCGGATACCGGCCAGCGCCCTGGCACAAGTGCGCCCCGACAGCAGCACCCGGGTGGAACTGATCGCCACCATCAACGGCGAACCGCTGCGGGTATTGGTCGAAAATATCCAGCGGGAACGCCGCTGGGGCGAAGCCTGGCTGCGCGTTTCGGGCCGTGGCCGTGCCGCGTTCCTGGCCGCGCCGCTGGCGCCGGTCATGCAGTACACCAATGACACCGCCATGACCGCCCAGCAAGCCCTGAACGCGACCCTGACCACCAACGGTGTGCCTATTGGCTGGACGATAGACTGGCAGATTGAGGACTGGCAGATCCCGGCCGGCATCTGGAGCCATAACGGCACCTGGATCGACGCCGCCAAGCGAATCGCCGAAGCCGGCGGCGCCTACGTTCAGAGCCACGACACCGACCAGACCCTGCGGATTCTGCCCCGATACCCAGTGGCACCCTGGAACTGGCCAAGCGCCACCCCGGACATTGCGCTGCCGGAGGACGTAGTGGAAGTGGAAGGTATCGAGTGGCAGGAAAAGCCGGACTATAACGCGGTCTGGGTACACGGCGGGGAGCAAGGCCGTTCCGATCGAATCATCATCGGCGCAAGCGGCGGCACAAATCCCGCCCCGACCATCGTAGATGAGCTGGCCACCGATCCCGCCATGACCCGCCAGCGTGGGCTGGCCCTGCTTGGCGACACCGGCAAGCAGGCCCAGATCAGCCTGCGTCTGCCAGTTCTGCCCGAAACCGGCCTGATCCGCCCCGGCACGCTGATTGAATACCGGGAGCAGGGTAACACCCGGCGCGGACTGGTTCGCAGTCTGAGCGTCAATCACAGCCGTCCTCAACTTTGGCAGACCATCGGAGTAGAAACCCATGAGTAACCTGTATAAGCGACTGCTTGGCGTGCTGCCGTCAGAACCGAGGGATAAAGGCGAGGTGGTAGCGGTGCATCCCGATGGTGCAACAGTGGAGCTGGTAACCGGTGCGAGAGTGCGAGTGCGGGGTGAGGCTCAGGTGGGCGACCATGTTTTCATCCGAGGCCGACAGATCGAAGGGCCGGCCCCGGCTTTGACTGGTGTTGACCAGGTCATTTAGTTCTTAGCGGTCCCCGGAGCTTTGTTGACTTCCGCCAGTTCCTCGCGCTTTCGGTCAAGTTGTCTATCAATATCGTCAATTTCTGACTGGTAACGCTTTCTAATAACTTCCGCTTCTTCGGCTAGGGCCTTTTCCCAAGTTGCCCCTGCTAAGTTGTTATTTGCGCGGCTCTTTTGTCTTTGCCACTTGAGCATGGCTCTGTCCAGGCCCTTTTTCAAATCGTCCTTCTCACGCTCCAGTGACCTGATTTCACGCTGAAGTCTCCGCTCTTCCATGAAGCGATTGCTGCCCTCTGTGACCATGGCGCCAGTGCTAGTTCGGGCTGGAGCTCTAACCTCAATTTCTTTGGCGTTGTTGCCGCACGGTTGATCAGAAAAAATAGTCTGGCCGTTAACTTTGCATTGGTAGATGGCCGCGTTCGAAAGTGCTGGAGCAATCAGGGTGACTGTGAGAATGGTCCTTTTAAGCATGCTAACCTCCTTTTCCGCAAATCTTAGCGTAGTTGTCTTCAGTGATGTGTTAAACGCTGTTAAATCAGTTGGCGTAGGTGCGGGAAGGGTTCAGCTGAGGGCTCCTATAGTGCTCCACGTTCAGGTGAGTTGCCTGTAATATATTGAAATATAGGAATTATTGTCTTCCGTCCATCCAGTCCATCATGGGAGCGACGCAGAAGCGACGGGACAGGGCCTTGGTGGTGGCTTGTTCAGAAG